TGGGAGATCATTGCTGTAGTGAGCAATTCTGCTTTATTTGATCTTAATTTCCCTAAATTGTCAGGACCTGGTTAATGGCAAATGTTATTCTTGATTCTGCAACGGGGTCCGGGGGGAGTCGTGTACTTGCGTCCGGCAGGTATAGGGGAGCCAGAGGTGGATACAGACAACACATCTGGCGTGGAGGGGCTGAGAGAGTTGTTCCGCGTGAAGTGTCCGGTGTGCAGACTCACGCTCATGCTGGGTTGCCTGATGACGGAAACGTCTACAAGCATCAGCACTTGTGTGAGGATTGCAATATCGTTTTTACCCATACACATATGCGGAGGTCTCTATCACAGTCTATCCTACGCCAACCAAGGCACGTTTGTCCTAACTGCAGGAGAATACCAACCACTGGACCATCAAGTGGTCCAACAACAGCCGCTTCAAGTGTTAGCGGAAGTGGCAGCGGTTCTGCACCAGGACATTGTGGATCTGTCTCCAGACCTGACACCCCACCATCAGAACTAGATAGTGAGAATCTGGTGGTTGATTTACAGGCTTATTTGTGGACGGAGGCTTACTTGTCCAGGCGGACACCAGAGCTATTTCGAGCCCTTATGCGTAAGGGTATGGCCTGGCTCCACGTAAAAGGAGTGGAGAGTGAGGCGGTGGCGGTTCGGATGCTCCGTGGTCCTCTCTTAGCTGTAACATCTCAGGGACCTGATGAGAGTCTCCTGAATGCGAAAGTTGCCAGCTTTACTGGGTGTTTAGACCCGATTAAGGTGGCTACCAACATGGCTGAGGGACATCCCATTATTGGTTGGGAGGATTCATGGAGGCCGTTCATTGGTTGGACCTTGGCAGCAGGCATGGCAACTACGTCGGCCATGGCCTTGGCGCTAGGGGACCATTTGCTGGCTCCAGCATGTATGACCACCGCAAGTGTCGCCGCAGCAGCATGGGCTGCTTTGTGGCGACCTAAGCCTATGCACTATCAAATGCCAAAGCGGGATTAGGTCGGACCGGTTAGTGTGGTTGCAGTTTGCGCTTACCCCAAGAAATTGGAGAAAGTAGCTGCAGGCAATACTGAGGCTAAGCCTCCACATAACTGGTCTCACCAATCCACTAGAAGGTTAGTTAGACTAACGCCTCCAATTGAGGGTCTTTGGCCTACCTATACGCATTCTAACTGTGTTTGCAACGAGCTCGTCGCTAGTACCAATAGGGTTTTGGGGGAAGTACCCCTCCCAAGTCCATTTGGGTTGTCGAAGTTGGAGAAGTCGGTTCGCTTGCTTGCCCGTAGGGTTGGTAGATGGCCAACTTTATCAAGGGAAGAGTTTGTTGCCAAGTTTGTAGGTAGAAGGAGAAGTCGTTATCAGACTGCCTTGGAGACGTTAGAGCGGGAACCTCTTTGCCGCAGGGATGCTTTTGTAAATGCTTTTGTTAAACCTGAGAAATTTAACCCTGCTGATAAGGAGAATCCTGACCCCAGAATGATACAGTTCCGAAATGCACGTTATAATATCGAGTTGGGTCGAGTGTTGCGTCGTGCTGAGGAAAAGTTGTATCGGTTGAAGGGCCCCACTGGTTTGCGGTGTGTGGCTAAGGGACTCAATATGAGAGATCGTGCCCGTCTGTTGAAGAAGAAGATGCATCAGTTTAGTAATCCTGTTGTTTATAGTATTGATGCGTCACGATGGGATAAACACATCTCCATTGATGTCCTAAAGCTTGAACATCTTTTTTGGAGGCTCACCTGTGATCTGAGTGTTGTACAGCTACTCAAATTGCAAGAGAAAAATAAGGTTCGGACACAACAAGGTGTGAAGTACGTTGTTAAAGGCAACCGTATGAGTGGCGACATGAATACTGGTTGCGGTAACATCGTATTAATGCTTGCAATGGTGTTTGCGATCATGGGTGAGCTTAAGTTGAATAAGTGGGACTTCTTTGATGATGGGGATGACTGCCTCATTATTGTTGATAAACTGGAGGAGGACAAGCTCAAGACCCTTCAAGCCTGTTTTCTTGAATTTGGACAAGAGATCAAGCTTGAGAATAGAGCCGAAGAGCTTGAACAGGTAGTGTTTTGTCAG